GAGCGGAGGGCAACCACACACAAAGCCAAGGAGACGCGGCATGGCATTTCATGCCATGACCGCAAAGCGGCGGGGACTCCGGGTGTTTTGCCGGATCATTCATGATCCAGGGCAAAAAAAACGGAGTATAACACGACATTAGGTTTACACAGCTGAAACTAGGTGAAATGAGCTTAACGCTGTCTAAAATACTTGGAGCCACTTTTACGCGATTTTATTTGGCAAACGCGCAAATATGAAATTAAAACTCGTTTTGCAAAAATGAAAAAAACCCGGACTGCTCCGGGTCTTGTTGGTTGTTTAAATTATTTTAATTGATCGTTGAGCAATGCCCATGCGACAGCTGCCACTGCTGGTACTTGTCCGTTGCCAAGGGCTGCAACGCGGTCCACAGCTCCGGCCACCCCATCAGCGTCTCTACCAGCGTAACCGTCGGCCACAAGTCGAGATCTCGAAGCATCCGGCAAACGAGTGAACTCTTTTTTGCTCCATAGGTAGCTTTCAGCAGCGACTCTTTGCTCTTGTTGTAGCGGAAGTCCTTTCCCATCTGCTTTGTGACGTTTCCCCAGCAACCATAGACGCTCCCTGACAATCGGATAGTTGAGATGTCCAGCGCCCAACACACACCATTTTGCATCATACCCCATCTCGGCCAGTGAAGATAAGACGTGCTCAAGTCCTCTGGTGACGATAAACGGCGAGTTTTCGACAAATACATTTGCCGGTTGAATTTCGGCGATAATGCGCGCCATCTCGAACCACATGGATGACTTTGCTCCGGAGATGCCGCCACCGCGTCCTGAAGAGCTAATATCCTGACACGGAAATCCTCCTGAGATGACAAGATTATCCCGGATGCTGCGGAGCCACTCGATATAGGCGGAGCACTCCGGGTTATCGACGCTGAATGTCCTAACATCATCCCAGATTGGGAAGATTGGGCAGCAGTCGTCCTGCTGTCGCATAAGCAAAACTTTTCGGCAAAACGGCTCGATCTCAACTGCTCCAACCGTAATATGTCCCAAAAGGTTTTTTCCGAGAATACCTCCGCCAGCACCGGCAAATAGCTCCAACTCATACATACATAATCCTTACTTTGTTGAAAAAAGTCAAAAAAAAAGTCCGGTGATCAAGCATAATCAAATAATACTGCTATATTATAACCGTCTCCAAACGGGCAGTAAAACTGAAAATGGTGCTTCATTCACCGGACTCGGCGGGGTATTGGGATTGCCGTCCCTTTACCTCACTGCTCTCTTAAATTATTATAATTTATCGCATAAGATCACCTCCTAAAACGGTACATCCGCATTTAAGCGGGATTGCTCATACGTGATGCGTTGCTTGATGGCCTCGATGGCTTTGTAAGCCTGGATCGGCTCCAAGCGGTCAAAGCGTACATTATCGCCCTGTTGCACGACCGGGCCAAATTTGCTGACGATCCCGGCGAGATATGCGGCGTTGCGCTGCTGCTCGGTAAGATACTTGGCGAGCTCATACCACAATGCCCAAATCTTGCTCTCTGTCGGTGTTTTGGGCGCGCTTGCGACCGGCGTCGACCGAGGGCGCGTCATCGCCATATAGACGCGTTTGCGCTCCTCATCGGTCAGCAGCGTCGATGATGCCTTGCCGGTTTCGCGCAGTAACAACGCACGCCAGTCGGAGTCACTGATCCCGCGATTTTTTTGTTCGATTTTAAGGGCCGCGATCTGCATAATATTACTCCTATGATGCCAACTCGGCCAAGTATAATGCCCGGGCTAAATGAGGAGGAACGGCATTGCCGATTTGTTTTTTTGCATCAGTGTCGCTGCCGCAAAAAATATAATCATTTTCAAAACCGGTAGCGTTTGCCAGTTCTCTTGTTGTAAACATGCGATGCGTAATATCCAGTTGGTAATGGCGACCGTCATCAGTGATCAATTGGCGACCGTTGATGATACCAAATTTATCACGTGTCGGGATTGTGTGAATCGGAGATGCAATATCCGCATGAGAGCTGTTTCCGTAATATTCGATTATAAACGGCTCAACGATGCCAATGCTGCCGGTCGTGGCGATTGTTGAAATCGGACTTGATACCGACTTAACAGTTCCATCCGAATGTTGCGGAATAAAAAGAGGAGAAACTACTGCATGATTCCCGACTGTCGTCAGCGTCTGCAATGGTTCGTCCGCGCATTTTGATCCATTGGAAAACTTATACGGAACAACAAGAGGGCTTATTACGCTGTAACGGTTGGACGTATCAATCACCGGAACCGGTTGATCAATATCGTGTACCCGTGCAGCTTGACCGTTATGCTCAGTATTATTGCGGCAAATAAACGGACGAATCAGCACCAAATGTTTTCCGGTCGTCGTAATTGTCGGGATCGGGTCCTTAAGCAAAATCGCGCTGGCATTAATATGAGAGTCGCTTGTGCCGCGTAAAACGACTAAAAACGGCTCGGCCCAGTTGCCCCAATACTTTTTAATACCGGCCTCGATACGGCGCATGGTGTTGGCGCACAGCGGCGTCTTTCGGTCAAAAATGCTCTTGCCCGGCACCGACCAGTCAATGATTTCTGATGCCGATCTCCACGGCTTATAAGCATCCGAAAATAAACCGGGGTCTTTGGTATGCGTCGGCTCCGGCCAAGCAATTTTACAACCGGATGACTTACGGACGGCTTGGATAATCAGACGCTCGCGATTGGTTGCCGCGCCATAGTCGGCGGCGTTCATGACTGCCATATCGACAGCATAGCCGGATGCCTTGATTTCCCGATACCAAAGGTTGAAAAACAATCCTTTTTTACGGGGGTCGGCATTTCCGGCGTAATATTTTTTACCGTTGAAATGAATGTCTTTATCCAGTACCGGCCCCCATTCTTGCAGCTCTTTGACATTCTCAATGTACATCCTCCGGCATTTGGTCAATCGGAGATACGGCAGCAAGTATTCCGGCTGCTCCCGGAGTTGTTTGCTCTTGGGACGTTTGCCGGCCGCCCGCGAATGATGGGTGCAACTGGGGGACGCCCAAATTGAATCAATTCGCTCGGGATCGACGTTGAAAATTTCGTCGGGGAGCAAGGATTGAATCGGCGCGCAGGCGCGGTCAATGTCCGGGATGATCTCCGGGTGATTGGCCTGAATCGTCTCGATCGCCGTGCGCCAGTGATTGAATCCGCGCCCCTCATATTGCACACCGGCAGTATTGAGCGCAGAAATCGCGCCGGAGATCGATCCGCCGCCGCCGCAAAAAAGATCAACAAAACGGTATTTTTTCATTTCTTTTCCACCTCGGATTGATCAACTTCTTTTTTGGTAATCTCAAACTCGTATTGCACGATTTTTTTAGTATCGGGATCATAGGCTCTTAAAATCATACTTTTACCGGGAAATTTATTGAGCACATGCTCAGCGACATAGTGACATGCTTGCTCCGTCACATCGACCTTTTCGCCGCTCCAATGATTGGCTTCCGGGCGGCCGCGACCGATATAAATACGATTTGAAATAGGCGATAATCCAATGGTCAAAGGTGTTTTCATCTCTTATCCTCCCCGGTCATCTTATCAAGCAAGATTTCTGCTTTGTACTCCGGCGAATTTTCGATCACCTTGACTTTATCTAATAATAACAAAATCAATTTGTCGTAATAAAGGCATCCGCCTAAAATCATCTCTAATGCCTCTGCGATAAACGGTGGTGTAACCTTGTCGTGTTTTAATTGTCTGACTAAGAGTAAGATCATTGGTTCGGCATGTTTTATATAATCATTGTTATATTTCGGATTATGGAGATGATCGGACAAATACCAGATCGCCTTGCGCAAATCCTCAGCCTCTTTGATCTTGCTATCGCCCTTGCGTCCGGCGCGCCAAATGTACTTGACCGCGTTGCCAAGGTCAAACGGCAGATGCCGCGTGATGTCAATACACTCAATGTTGACGTTATACCCGGCGTAATGCGCCGGATGATTGATGTTGTCGTTGCTCATATTTTCTCTTCCTTTTTTTTATCGTTACTTAATTGCTTGGATAACTTGATTTGTCGGTTTCTGGCGTTAATGATGCCCAATATTTTTTGATTATGCTCGTAATCTTTTACTTTTTCGGGGCGCTGCTCAAGAAACTTTTTTAATGCCTCGCTGCGGATGATGCGTTTGGCGCTGTTATTTAACTGCTTGGCAACCAATTGCAACTCGGCGTTGATGGCTTTGACCGTCTTGCTGTCGTATCCGATTTGCTTGAAACGCGCTCTTTTGACGATAGCGGAAGCATGCATATATGCCTCGACTTTGGGAGAAAACAAAGGCTCCATAACTTACCTCTTTCCTTTCCTCCGCTGGAGCTTCCAACGCTGGCGACCGTTGCGGGGAATCGGGTGAGAACTGCCGCCATATTGGCGATCGGCTTTACGCATACTCTTGCCAAACTCCATGATTGATTTAGCGGCGGCATCAAAATGATTCCAAAGACCTGAAAAAGCATTTTTCAATAAATAAAACATGATTACTCCTTTTTATCGTTTACGATTTTTCGCCAAATAATGATGTAAATGGATGTTTATTGCTGTGCTCAACTCCTTTTTGATGGGCTTGCTTTACCATCGCCTCGATCGACGATACTTTGATCGTCACGACATCCTTATTTGCCAATGCGGGATTTTTGACTTTAACGGCGTCCCAGTATTCTTGTGCGGTCATGGCTTTACTCCTCCGGCCAGCTGCCGCCGGAGCGACGCCAGTCGACGGCGGTTTTGAGGTCGTCATAGGTCGGCTTGCGGCCGAAACGTTCGGCAAATTCGGTCGCGCGCTGGAGGTCCTCAAACAAGGTGCGGAGCTTGCCGTCGCGCTGCAATGCGAGGCTGTAGGCGTACTCCACGAGCTTTTGCGCCGGGTCGGAGATGTAGGATTTGACCACCGCCTCGACCTCGGAGCGCAATACCTTTTTGGGGATCGGCAGCACATACTTGATGCGGCCCAAAAACTGCTCAAAATAATCGGCATTCGGCCCCGCTTTGATCTCGTCAAGATACACGTCGGTAAAGATCATAGCGACGGCACAGCCGCAAATGTCGTGCAAGTCGCGCAAGAGCTCGATCGCCTGCGTCGAGCCGTTGCCGTTGCGGGGAATGAGGAAGCCGCACTCATCCACGATGATGACGTTGCGGGCGGTGAATGCCTTAAACAAGCGTTGCTCCAGGATGCCCGACTTGATGCCGTTGACGCCGATCCCGCACTGCTGACAAAGCATGATGGCCAATGAGCGCCGGGTGCAGCCGGACGGTACGCGGAGATAGCGCGTGCGGCCATGATTGTTTTCGCGCGCCCACTTGCGGGCGGTGTAGGTCTTGCCGCGGCCGGTGGGGCCTTGGATCGTCACCATCGCGCTCCAATCGCGGGCGTAGTCCAGTGTCTCAATGATTCGCTTGGTGACCACCGTTTCCACCAGCGGCATCTTTGACGCGGCTTTGGCTTTAAGCTGCGTGATAGCGGCGCAAAAGTTGCTGAGATCGCCGTCAAAAGCTCCGGTAAACACGTCGTAGATGAATTTGTAATCATAGCCGATCGCGCGGGTGAGCTCGATCTTGGAGTTGCCCAAAATGTCATAGGTGTAACCCCAAAGCCAGTTGAGCAAATCCTGCTCTTCCTCGGTGTAGCGCCGGATCGCGGTGCTGAAAATGTGGTAGCCGATATTGATCGTATCTTTGGCCATCATGGCCTCGGGGGCGGGGTTGTCGGCTCCGTGCGCCGCGTGTTTGTCGTCTCCGGCGGATACTTTGTGTGTGCGTGTACTCATGATATCTCCTTTTTGGTTTGGGTCAAAATTCGTCGCGTTTGCTGCGCGAGGTCATAAATTTTTGAAAGTCGGTCAATTTGTCCGGGTCAGGCTGCTCCTCCGGGGGCGCTGCCGGTTGCGTCACGGTCTTGCCGAACTCGGCCAGCTTATCCTCGGCCGCATCCTCGGCAAACTCGATCCCGGCAAAGGTCTGGCGGGTGTACTCGTGGGCGTGACCCTTGACGCTGTTGCGGCTCCCGAGCTTGAGTACTTCGGCCCCCGGCGCGGCAAGCAACAGCTCCAAGGGGCTGAATTGATGCAGCTTGCCGGTGAGATCGTTGAGCGCGGTCTTGGCGTCGGCCAGCTGGCGGCGCTGCCCGGCGATCAAGGCCTTGAGCTCGGCGCGGTCGGCGTCATCGGTGGCCAGCGCCTTGATGGCGTCGCGCGTCCGGGCTTCGCAGATATACGCGCCATCGGGCGTGAAGCAATGCACCACGGTCGGGTCGTAGACAACCCTTTTTAACAGCACCTTGTCGCCGAAGCGCAACTCATTGGCATAGTAAAACGTGCGATCCAACGAGATCGAGGGGCCGCGCCCGACCTGACGCACGCCCTCTGGGCGCATGAGGCCAAATACGAGGTCGAGATCGCTCAAAGGCTCGCGGGTCGGCCGGTCGTCCCAAATGGCGCGCGGCGAGAGTCCCCGATGGATGTCGCCGTGCTTGGGCGTACTGTGATACTCCTCGATGTACCCGGCAAAAATATCGAGAAACTGCCCCAAAGTCGGCAGCTCCTCCGGGTGATCGTCGTAATAGGCGGCGGCGTCGGTGCGCTGCAAGGGATTGCTCCCCAAGTAATCGGGAAAAAGCTTGTCAAAACGCTGCATCATATCGCGGAAACTGCGCTCGATGGTCTTGGCGCGGGCGTTGTAAGCGGTCGAGTTGACCAAGGTGATGCCCAACTCCTTAAAAATCGAGTGCTCAAACTCGCCGACCGGCAGCGGCGTGCTGAATCCCTGCGCGCAATAGTCCTTACCGTTGTCAAAATAAGCGACGCCGGGCGGGGTATTGCGGTTGTTGCGGCAGTAGAGCGCCAAGGTGTTGATCAGCATGTCGGCATTGACGGCCTCGGTGGTGATCCAGTAGCTTGCGTAGTACCAGCTGCGGCCGTCGATCAGTGCGGTAATCGTCGGGCGGCGGCCGACCCACTTGTTGGCCTTGTCATCCCAGACCTTGACGCGGGTGTCAAACGGGCGGCTGTCGCCGATCACGACTTGCCCGGCGTCAATCCCCATCCAGTCGCGCTTGATCCACGAGAGCACCTTTTGCGTATAGGCGCTCTCGCCCTCGCGGCCGAGGATCACCGTCTCGATCGGCAGTTGTGACGCGCGATAATTGACCATGCGAAAGGACGGGATTTTGGCCTTGGGAGCCAGTGTCACGGTCTTTTTGGCGGCCAGCCGGTACGCCTCGGCCAGCGGCAGACGGTTGGTGTTAAGATAAAAGCCAAACAAGTAATCCCAAAACTGCGGCTCCCCGGTCCATTGCTCTTTGTTGAGCTGTCCACGGCGGCGCTTTTCGGCCAGATCGGCGAGGATGTCGCCGCCGTCCGATTGCTTGACCAATCGCGCCCAGTTGCGGTAGTTTGGGTAAATCAAGGCGGTGTTGCCGCCGTGCCCGGCGCGGGACAAAATGGGAAACTCCATGTGATAGCGGGCGGCGACCTCGGCGCAGGCCATCTCGTCGCTCAGGCCCAACGCTTTTTTGGTCTGCCAGACCATCTGGATAAATTTGAGCTTTTCGCGCGACTTGGCGCGAACACTGGCAGGCAGCTCGCGGACGCTGGCGGCGACCGGGTAGCTGTGGCGGACGGCGGGCGTCATTGCCGGGGCCGGTTTGGCGGCGGCAACCGGGGCTGCTTTGGATTTGAGGAGATCAAAGATTGCCATGTTGTTTCGCCTCGATCATTTCGGCAAGTTTGGCGGCCTTGTCCAGCAAGTCGGCGCGGCAGAGCTGGAGCGTCTCAAGGTCAAGCGACGGATTGTTGATCTGATAATTGATCGCGCCGTCAATCAGCCCAAAGCCGACCGTGAGCGATTTTTGCGAGATGTCGGGGGTATTGATCGACCGGGCAATGCCGAGTGCGTCCACGCCGTCAAACCACTCCAGCGTCTTGTCAAAGCCGGGGAGCACGAGCTGCTCATCGCCGCTGCCCGCGGCGGTGTCGATCTGACCCAAAAAGACATTGACGGCGACCTTGACGGCGGCGCGCGACATCCCCTCGACGTCATGCTGGCTCATAAAGGCGTCGATCTCCGCGACTTCAAGCCGGCAGAGCTGCAGCAGCTTGTCAAAATCGAGCGAAAACACCCGTTTATAGAGTTTAAACATGTTTAAACCGTTGAGCGCCGTTAGCATTTTTCCGACCCGGTAGCAGTTGCAGCGGTCACTCCCGGTAAGGTTGAAATTTTCCTCGACCCACCGCGCCCACTCGCCGAGCTCCTTGATGTACTGATCGCGGCCGATGGCGACGATGACACACAAACTTTGACGCACTTTGGCATTAATTGCGACAATGCCGCGACCGAGCTGCGTCAGCTCGTCCAAACTCTGGGGCAGATTGCCCGCTGCAAAGTCCTCATATTGTTTAAACATGTTTAAATCCTCCTTATAATACTTTGTTGCGGGCGTCGTCGATGAGCTCTTTGGCGACCTTGTAGTTGACGCGCTCGCCGGTCACGATATCACATCCGGGCAGCTCCTCGCCGGCGGCGACCGCCTTGGCGACGGCGTCCTTGTTGACGGTGGTCTTGACGTCGGTAAGCTCGCTGCGCTGATGGATGGCGCAGTATGCCAGCAAGGCCTCGGCGTCGCTGATCATAAGGTTGCTGACCGTCTGGAGGCCGTAGCTGCCGTACTTGGTCACGCGCTTGCGGGGTTTGATAAATTGATCGCGGTGGGCGTTGATATAGCGCTCCAATTCGCGCGCCAGCTCGCCGATGCGGTCAAGCCGGGGGCGGGTGCACTTGTCGAGCTCCAGCTTGGCGTCGTTGATCTTTTTGGCCGTCTGCGCGCCGAGGATCTCGTTTTCGATCGTCAGCGCGGCGATTTCGGCCATGATGCGGTCGGCGTCGTCAAGGGTCATAATCATGTACTTGCGGCTGTCGGTAATGGGGGTCGGGTTGCTCATTCTTCTTCCTCGGTGGTTGTCGGCAAAATCACTTTTCGCAGTTGATTGCATGTTTGTAGCTCCTTAAAATATTTGATTACCGTTTTTGTGGATACTTTGTAAATGGTCGCAAGCTCGCAAACCCCGGCCGGCTCTGAGGCCATCATGGCGCGCCAGATATGCCAGCGCTTGGGGTTGACCAATGCGATGGTGCAGAGCTCGGTCGCATTGGCATAGGTAATCGAGCGCTCGTGCGACATCGGCAGCGCGATCGGCTCCAGAGCGTCCATCTCGGTCGCGGTAAACTCGCTGTCGTCGCTGATTTGGGGCGACTGCAAATGCTTGCGGACGGTCAGTGCCGAGCAGCCGAGCGCAATCGCCAATTCGCTGTTGGAGAGCTCCGGTGCCTCGTGCGCCAAACGGATGGTCTCATACTCTTTGCGGTTGGCGACGGCGTAATCCGCCAAACGCAGCATCGCCCGGCAAAGATAGCTTGCCGGGTAATGACGCAGGTCATCCCAGCTGGAGCGCTCGGCGGACAATATGGCAAGCAGTTGGCGGACGGTGTAGATCATATTATTTGTGATCCTGAATGTTGTTGCGGTCGACGTATTTTTTACAGGCGGAGACATCCGTCGCGACGTCTTTTTTATTGCGGATAAACTCGCGGATATGCCAGGCAACGAGCAGCGCCAATACATAGGCGAGCACAATTACCCCGGCGGTGTTAAAGATAATCGCGGATACATACCAAATGCTGTGCAGTGTGCTCATTTGGTCACCGCGCTTTCGTTGGCCGGGGCGGCCTCGTCGAATTCGGAGTTAAGCCAGTTTTCCCAGCATTTTATACATTTTCTATCGCAATCTTTATTGTCGATGCACAAATCCCAAGCAACAAATAACTGACTGAGCTCTTCGTTGGTCATCCCTTTGATTTTTTGTCCATTCGTCATTTGGTCACCGCGCTTTCGGCGGCCGGGGCGGCCTCGGCCTTGAGCCAGTTATCATAACACTCGACACAATTGCTGGCGCAATTTTCAATGCTTTCGCAAATTGCGCTGGAATTCGAAATAAACTCGGCCAGCTCCTTGGTGGTCATCCCTTTGATTTTTGCTTCGTTGGTCATGATCTTGTCCTTTTGTTTTGTTTTTGGTTGGCAACGGGGGCTATTTTGTTGTCGCAGATCGCCAGCGCCTCGGGAAGCAGCTTGGAGAGCTGCCACTCTTCGCGCCCGGTCAACGTGTAAATCAGTCGCCGCAGGATCACGCGCTCATGATGATTGAGCCGGCGCGATTGCTTATCGACCGTCATCGGCAAATCAGGGTGCATTTCAGCGGCGGTCATGATTACTGCTCCAGTTGGGGGTTGTCGATAATAATGTCAAAGGTATAGTTATGGATCGTGCCGCCGCATCCGCAGCAGTCTTTGACATAACCGTTTACCGCGAGCGATACGCCCGGCACTCCGTCAACCGGGATCACATCGCCGATTTTTAAGTTGGTCAGCTCCGGATTGGGGCCAAGCTGATCATACCAGCAAAGGGTCACCGGCTCACTGGCGAGGCTCATCGCGAGCAAAAGATTGTTGAGTTTCATTTGGCGGTCTCCGGGGCGGCGGGTTGTTGGTTGTTGTTGGCGGCTTCCGTTTCGGCGGCGATGGCCTCGGCTTTGGCGGTGGTCTTGTCGACATGCGCCTTGACTTGTTTGAGCGACGGGATCTTGGCCTTGGGGTCGGTCTTTTGCATGCGTTTGACGGCTTCGCGGTACACCTTTTCGACGGTGTCGTTGCAGTTAAAATAGATGCAGTAAAAAATCTCCAAAAATCTCGGGTCCATGATATCGTCTCCTTGTTTGTGGTTAAAGTCGGGTGATTTGGCGGAAAAACTCATCGAGCACCTTTGCGATCAAAAGGCCGAATCCGCCGCCGATGGCTGCGGCACCGGCATAGCTCAATCGTGACGGCACCGGCTCGACACTCGATTTCGGCTGCGGAACATCCGGCACAAACTCAAAGCTGATCACCTCGATCATATAGGTGGCATCGTCGCCAAACTCCTCTTTGAGGTAATGCTCCAGATGATCCTTGACAGCTTGTGCCGAGTGAGTAAAAATTCCCGACTCATTTTTTGTGATGGTACAATCGATAACGTGGCTGCCGCTGGCGTATGATCCGTCATACCCCATTCTTTCCCATTGACACAATACCCTGATTTTCATAATGCCTTTGCTCCTTTTTTATTTTATGGTTGCCCGTGTGCGCGCGGGTGGATCGTTATCGGGAAAAAACTGTTTTTGCGTAATCCATCATCGCCATCAGCAGCGATGCCGCTATGGCTGCTTTTATCGCAAACATAAAAATTTCTTTCATCATTTTCTTTGCTCCTTTTTTATTTTATGGTTACCCGTGTGCGCGCGGGTGGTTTAAACATGTTTAAACTATTCGTTGGCTTTTATGAGTTCGGCTACGCTGTTTTTGACCAGCGTCAGACATTTGAGATCGACGGTGCCGTGACCGAGCTGATCGCCGCAAAACCATACCACCACCGCGTTATTTCCTTGGATCTGGGCAACCGTCATCAATGGACTATCGGAGTTGAGCTTTACAATGCTGCCGGGCTGGATCTCGGCGGGGGCGGATTCAGTAGTGATCATTTTGATCTCTTCGCGTGCTTTTTCAACCGTTATTTCTCCGCTCTTTACTTGTTTGGATAATTCACACAAGCGAACAATAATTTTATTCTTGTGCCCATTGAAATAGATATTTCTTGCCAAAGCAATTTCCGCGATATGCTCTAAAAGTATTTTATCGTCACTATCGCCGGGTTGGTCAGCGGGGGCGGCATCGTCTTCCCCCCAATTGTTTTTCTCCGCCCATTGACCAATTTTTTTGATGTTTTTGTCAGAGATTGATTTTGTTTTTCCACTTAACCAGTCTCTGATCGTCGTATGCTTGATCCCCAACTGTTGACTAAATTGGTATGGGCTCCCTACAAATGTGATCATTTTATTGAGCTCTTTTCTGCTGTCATCATCGATTTCCATTTTCTTTACTCCTTTTTTATTTATGGTTACCCGTGTGCGCGCGGGTGGTTTAAACATGTTGAAACGGTCACCACTCCAAAAGGTCTTGAGGGTGGCAGCCCAGGACGGCGGCGTAACGCTTGGCGCAGTTGGATGATTTAATGCCTCTATCAACAGCATTTTTAACCGCAGATGGATAAAGACCAAGTTTTTTTGACAAACTGGATATAGTTTCGCCCTTTGTTGTCATCAGCAATTTAAGTTTTGTCGTCATAGTTAACATGTATTGAGCTTGATATTTTTATTTTCATTATCACTATTATCAATATATAATTAAATATGATAATTTTCAAACGTGAATTATGATAATTTCGATATATTTTTCACTTTTTTGTGTTTTGATAATTGTTTTCACATAAAAATGGTATATTTTATAATGAAAAGGAGTAATTATGCCTAAAATCGACGAAAATATTATCAAGGCAATTTTAGCCGCTGCAGATCATTCAGGATCACAGGCGAAACTTGCCGCCACTGTTGGGATTACTCCAGCTGCTCTAAGCCGTTATCTAAAAGGAAAAGTCGCCACAATTAATGCTGCAACATGGAATTTGATATTTCCAGTGATTAAAGATTTTTTACCGGAGCATTATCATCGTCAATTTTTAAATTGGAAAACTCCAGAACAGTGGAAAGATTTTGCCAGAGAATATCCTGAGGTGCATAATCATTTTCAAAAAGTTAATAAAAATTTGGACATAGCGGAGATTTCAAAGACTGATCCCCGTTATGGTCGCTCTGATGAGTGGTTGCAAACCATTGAGCATGCACAAAAAAAGATAGAATATCTTGACGGTTATGCAATCAATTTTATTATTGCAGCATGCGATAATAAAATTGACTGGAGAGATTTAATGACTCGGCGCGCACTGGAGCGGCACATCCGAAAATCTGAATCGTTAACTGCCGATGAGCGTCTTAAATTTTTAGATTTGCTTGATGCTTTTAATAATAATACAAAAAATAATTAAGGGGGTAAATCATGAAAAATGCAATAAAAACTCTTGTGGACAGAATTAATAAAACCAAGCAAATGGTTCAGACCGAAGAGGCGACCAAGCATGCCTATATCATGCCATTTTTGCAACTCATGGGTTACGATGTGTTTAATCCGTTGGAGGTTGTGCCGGAGTTCGTCGCCGACGTGGGTACCAAAGAGGGCGAAAAAGTTGATTATGCCATTGTTTTTGACGGTACTCCGGCAATGTTGATTGAGTGTAAATGTTGCGGCAACGACTTAAATGCAGCTAATGAGAGCCAGTTATTGCGTTATTTTCATACCACCAAGGCTAAATTTGGCATATTGACCAATGGTATTGTATATAAATTTTACAGTGATCTGGCAGAGCCAAATAAGATGGACCTTGCGCCGTTTCTATCGTTTGACTTGTCCGGGGATTTGGATAAAATCAACTACATTGAGCTGGAAAAATTTAAAAAAGAAGTATTCGATGCGGATAACATCCGCCGGACAGCCGAGATGTTAAAATGCTCGGAGTCAATTAAAACCGTTTTGGCCAATGAATTTTCTTCTCCGTCCGAGGAGTTTGTGCGGACAATTTTTAAAAAAATGTCGCCCGGCGCAGTATTTAATGAGAAGCAAAAAGAGAAGCTGACTCCGTTAATCAAAGGAGCGCTGGACTCAATTATAACCGAAAAAGTCAAAGCTAATTTGGATGCCGCCTTAAAAACGACTACCATTGCACAGGAGGAAACTGCCGCCATTGCTCGCGAAAGCATGACTGGCGCGGATACCGGCGTCGTCACTACTCAATCTGAAATCGATGCGTTTAACATCGTGAAAGCAATTGTTTCGGAACAAGTTGACTGTGACAGGGTTTCGATGCGCGATGCAAAAAGTTATTGCGCGATATTATTTGATGACAATAATCGCAAGCCCATTGTCCGCTTGTTTTTTAACAATACCGAAAAATTAGCTGTAGTGTTTTTTGACGGGGCGCAAGAGGAAAAAATATTTTTAAATAAGGTATCGGATTTGTATCTGCACAAATCTCGGATCGTGGACACCGTTTCAAAATATCTCGGTCAAGTTTGATTTATCCCCGTCCAAGTGCAGACGGTCACGGTAATTATGGCAATCTCCGCCGCCATTGTCAATCTGGGGATCGGTCAGGTCATCGACTTGATCGGCAAGATCTGCCACAACACCGACTTGATTGCCGAAAATATCCTTTCCCGCAAATAACATCCCCGGCACTCCGCCCGCTATAATCTGCCGATTTTGCTTTATTTTGTCTGTGATTGTTAAAATAATGGTAAAATATTGTTAAAATATACGCAATTGCTCTTGCTTTTTCTAAAAAATGTAGTATAATATACTTAAGATAACAATGGAGAGCATCACATGGCCGGTTACAACCACTACTCGATGAGCAACAATGCTGTGCAGGCGTATAATGACGGGCTGCTCTCAGCGTCCAAGATTGCCGCACGGCTTAAAGAGCTTTCGCCGCGCCGTTTTCGGGGCATCAAGGCGGCGGACATTGCCGAGCATTGCCGCTACAGCGAGTGGCATCACACGAGCGCCAAGTACAACGCAACGCGCTTTTACGATTTGCGCGACGTCTTTGCCGTCCGCTCCAAACTTGCCAAGGTTTGCGCCGAGCGCCGCGGCGAGCTGCAGTTTGACGACGGCAATCTTTTCCCCGGTATTGTCATGTTTCGCGTCGAGGCAACGATGGGGCTCTGCAAGTGCCGCCGCGACCGCACCAACAACAACTATAAGCGCCTTGCCGACGGCAAGGTGTTCAGCTGCCGGCACGGTTATCCGGTCAGCATCATTGAGGAGTAATGTTATGGATGAGATTGTAATTGCCACTTATCGCGACGCCGCCGAGTATGCCGCGATCAAGTTGGCCGCCAACCCGGCGGAGCAAATGACCTTTGAGCAGCATCAAGCCGCGGTGGCGGCGGCAGCCAAAGAGTATGCCGCCGCGGGGCGCAACGTTCGCCTGGTTGAGTGCGACCTGGCCGGATATCAAAAATTTTTAGATAAACATCAAATCACCGGTAATACGGCAGTAATCTCGGTCTATGTTACGCAAAAGAAAGGACAATGATGACACACACCGTTTTTAAAGAATTGACTGCCGGGATCTCGCAAATACGTCTTGCCGAGATCTTCGGCCGATCGCCCTCGGCAATCTACAAGTACAGTACCGGTACCTCTCCCGTGCCATTGGATGTGGCACTCCGGGCTCAAATGCTGGCGGACGCCATCCAAAGGGTGTCCGCCGCCAAACTGGACGGATAAAAAAAGGAAAAAATAAGATGAAAAAAATCATCATCATTCTCGTTATTGTCATCATCGTTGAGACATTGTTCGCTTTGATTTACTGCTATGTTCCCAAGGTTGAGAGTGATTACTATCGTTTTCGTCTCGTGGATGGGCGCGAGTTGGTCGCCAAGGCTCCGGCCGGCAGCAAAATCGCCAACCCGGTCCGCATCGGGCAGAGTTATTACTACTGGACAAGCGCAACTTGCAACAACGAAAATCACTTTTGCGCGGATTACGTCAACGACATTGTGGTCAAATAAGCTCGACGACCTTGTAATCTTTTCCCGGCTTGAGATTGCTCTCAAACCGGGATTTTTTTTGCGGTTTTGCCAGCTCATCGGTCAGCCGGACCCAGAGCAGCTTGCGCAATGTTGCTTGCTCCATCCCCTCCGGCGCATCGACGGTGATCACGGTACCGCCCGCGCCGCCGCCCGGATCGTCGACCGCGCTCACGTCGACCGGCTGCCGCTCATGGCGGCGCAATGTCTTGGCGGCAATCTCGCCGAAACTCAAGCCGAAGCGGCTGCTGGCCGTCTGCATCATCGTCAATAATTCTTTCCCAACTCGCAATTTCATTTTCCCCTCAAAGTTGCCATCGTCGCCGTTTGAGGCTCCGATCCGCTGCGCGGCTTCGGGTACTTTGTGAGGACCCCAAGCTCTCCGCATTTTGCCCGCCGGATGCGTGCGCAATGCTGCAAGCAGTTTATCATTAATATATGTAGCAAATCAATAAAAATCAAGTTTGCTACATCAAAAACCATTAAAAAATCATCCATACGCGCAGCGGTACCAAGCTTCGTGAACGCTGGTTGGCAACTTTTTAGTGCTTTCATACAAAGATTTTAGACAAAAAAACTATATGTGTTAACCTGTTTTTATTCAACACTTTGCAACTGTAAAAACGCATTTTGGAAAATATTTTGCGCCTCACGGGGGTATTTATGAGGGGTGTGCGCCAACCTCCTCACCTGCCGGGTTTCTCCTTTCTCCCGGTATTAAAATCGGTTCACGGGCCCGATTTTTGCTCCGGTGATGCCTCTTGCATCATTTCCCCCGGAGATTTTTTCCCCTAAAAGTTGCCATCGTCGGCGTTTGAGCCTCCGATCCGCTTGCGCGGCTTCGGGTACTTTTTGAGGACCCCGGCGCTTCGCGGTCCGTGCGGCTTTGCCGTACTCCCGGCTGCGCGTAAGGATGTTTTTTTGCTCCCGTAGCTCAATGGTTAGAGCATCTTGGTCGAGCGGGTAACCCGGCGAAGTAACGCTTATACTCGATCATGCGGGTTGGTGGTTCGACTCCATCCGGGGGCGCTTTTTTTTAATCCAAGGGTGTTATCCCATACGGACATTGCATGTTGCGGTCTGAGTATTTACTCTCAACAAGACGCCAGCGTGCCCGGCGCGCTGCTCACCGGTAATTGAGCAGCAACTTTTTTCGTCAATCAACCACTCGGAGAGCTGATATGCAAGAATTAATCGAGCCGTTTTTGGCCGCCAGCGGCGGTGGCGCACTGGTTTCAGCGGTCGTCCGCTGGATGCTGATCAAGCAGGCCAAAGACGACGCCAAGCGCCTTGATGACCTTGGCAATGATCTCAAGGATCTGCGTAAAAGTTACGACGAGCTCAAAGATCAGCAGCTTAAGAATTTGGAAAAAAAAGTTGATGACCACCTCAAGCTTGACAATCCGCAAGTGACCGCACTCAGCATCAAGCAACTCGACGGCTTGGTCGAAAAAATCGGAGCCAAAGTTGACCGTGTGATCGAGGATAAATTGACCGCCATTACTGCTGATATTGCCAAAACTGCCGCCAAAGTTGAGGCCAATAATACATGGACCAAAAACATTGACGCGATGTTGCAAAAACACGTGACATCACCCCATCACAAAGGATAACCGCTATGATAACCACTGCAAAACAATTTCGCATTCGCCGGGCATTACTCCGGGCGCTGGCGGCGTATGAGCTGCCGCAGGATCTCAATACGATCATGGATTATCGCGACGTCGTCGCCGAGGCGGTTGGCGTCGAGCTGGTCGAGCGCGAGTGGCAAGTCTTGTTTGACGCCGGATATTTGCTTGGCATCGCCGGTCGCGGTTACGCTTATGCCAAGCTTGCCGACCACATCCGTAAGCAAATCGAGGCGGGCAGCAGCATGCGTCAGGATGCGCTCCTCTGGCCTCCCAATGAGGTGTGGCAATGACAACCAATGACGCAGCAGAGAGCACGGTAAATTCGTGCGAGACGGCGGAGTCTCGGGGAACCCCAAAAAGTACCCGAAGCAGCGCAGCTGGCCCGAGCTCCGTGAGCGACGGGCGGCAACTTTTAGGGGCACGCAATGTCGGCACCCGCTCCAACTTTTCGCTGCTCGACTTTGAGGATCGGCTGCACATTATTTTTATGTTGCACGACGGGGCGACCGCCAAACAGATCCTCGACGATCCGGCGGTGATCGCCGGTTGCCGCAAAAAAAATATCAAACTCAATGCCCCCTCGATCAGCCGCATCAAGCGATCGAGCAAGGAGTACCGCGATGTCACCGCCCAGCGCAAGCGCGAGGCGGACAGCATTGCCGGGGACCGGATGACCGCCGCCATTTTGCGCGACATCGGCAGCGCCGACGTGATCGGCGATACCGTCAAAATCGAGCTCTTGCAGTTGGTCAAAGGCTGCATCGGCAACGCCGAAACCCCCGCCGACGTCCAGCGGCTTGTCCGCTCGGTGATCGACCTTGGCAACCACGACAAAGACCGCGAAATCGAGCGGCTTAAAAAGCGGATTGAGGAGCTCGAAAGTCAACTCTCCGGTCAAACCAAGTCCGGCGGATTGACGCCCGAGACCATGCAGAAAATTGAGGAAAAAATAGGAATGCTCTAATCATGGGAAAAGCAAAAATAATTCCCGCGCCCGGTTTGTTTTTGCCTTTTCAGACGGCGTGGATACAAGACGGTTCGCGCCTCAAATTGATGGAGAAATCGCGTCAGATCGGGGTCAGCTGGTCAAGCGCTTACGGGATCGTCCGGCGCAAATCGTTGGCCGGTGCCAAGCTTGACGCCTGGGTAACCAGTCGCGACGAGATTCAGGCGCGGTTGTTTATCGAGGATTGCAAAAAGTTTGCCGAGTTGCTCAACATTGCGGCGCAGGATTACGGTTGCCAAGTCATTGATGACAAGGGCTCGACGGCGTATATCCTCCAGCTCTCCAACGGCCTCAAGATTTACTCGATGAGCTCCAACCCGGACGCGCAGGCCGGGAAGCGCGGCGACCGCTTTTTGGACGAATTTGCTTTGCACAAAGATCCGCGCAAACTTTACAGCATCGCTTTTCCGGGGATCACTTGGGGCGGTCAGCTGGAGATCGTTTCGACGCATCGCGGCAGTGCCAACTACTTCAATGAGCTGATCCGCGAGATCAAGGAAAAAGGCAACAAAAAGGGCATATCGCTCCATACGGTGACGCTTCAGACAGCGCTCGATCAGGGCTTTTTGTTTAAGTTGCAGGCCAAGCTCCCGCCGGATGATCCCCGGCAGGAGATGGACGAGGCCGATTATTTTAACTTTATCAAGTCCGGTTGCGCCGATGCCGAGAGCTTTTTGCAGGAGTACTGCTGCATGCCGGCCGATGACGCCAGCGCGTTTTTGGAGTATGATTTGATCGCCGCTTGCGAGATGACCGATCAAAAAATCGAAGTCGATTCGGCTGCGCCCGAGTACGTCGGAGTTGATGTCGGCCGCAAAAAAGACTTGACCGTAATCTGGCGCAATGCTTATACTGGCGGCCGCCATATTACGCAAGAGGTCATCGAGCTAAAAAACCGCAAATTTTCGGAGCAAGAGGAGATTTTATATGCCGTTTTGCGGCGTCCCAATATGCGCCGTTGCTGCATTGACGCGACCGGCATCGGCATGCAGCTGGCCGAGCGGGCGATTGACATGTTTGGCAGTTACCGCGTTGAGGCGGTGATGTTTTCGGGCCCGGTCAAAGAGGCGCTTGCTTATCCGCTGCGTGCCGCGTTTGAGGATAAAAACGTGTTGATCCCGTTTGCTCCCGAGATTCGCGCCGATTTGCGTGCAATCCGCAAAGAAACCACCGCCGCCGGCAATATTCGCTTTTCGGCGGATCGAAGCGAAAACGGTCACGCCGACCGCTTTTGGTCGCTGGCGCTGGCCATCCATGCCAGCGGCGCTGACGGCGGCCCCGCGTTTGCGGTGCCCTGGCAAAAGCCGCAGCGCGATAACAATGACCTGATCCTGCCCGGCGACAGCGAGTGGCAGGACTTTAACATCCGTGACAACTGGAGGCGTTAAATGATAGTTGACCAATTCGGCCGCCCGATCGAGGAGCGGCGCTTGCAGCCGCCGCCTCCGGGCGCGTCGGTGATTTTTGATCCGCGCTCCGACCGCGAGGGCCTCAATGTTTCGCGGCGCTTGACGCCGTGGTCGGTCGACCGCATCATGATTGCCGCCAATGGGGGCGACACGCTGGATCAATGCCGGTTGGCCAAGGAGTTGCCCGAGCTTGACGAGACGATCCAAGCCGACCTCGGCACCCGCCGCCGCGCGGTTTCCGGGTGCAAGTGGAGCATCCAGCCGGCCGACGACAGCCCGGAGGCGCGCACCGTCTGCGACGCGCTCAAAACCGAGATCGATCGTGCCGGTGGCGGCCGCGCCCCGGACGGCACCAAGATTTTGAGCTTCCGGCAGGCGCTTTACAGCCTGACCGATGCTTTTTTGCCCGGATTCAGCGCGGTCGAGATTTTGTGGCAGCCGGGCGGCCGCGGCTTCCGCGGCTTTAAGGCCGTGGAGCAGCAGTATTTCAGCTTCACAAGCTCATTTGCTCCCCGGATTCGCACGCTCGGCGATTACAACGGCGTCGAGCTCCCGGCGGCCAAAATCATTTTTCACCAGCTCGCGATCAACTCGGGCGATCCCTGCCGGGGCGGCCTGATCCGTCCTTTGGCGTGGTTGCACTGCTTTAAGCACATCAACGTCAAGGATCTGCTCTCCTTTATCGAGCGCTTCGGCATGCCCTTTATTTTGGCGCAGGCCGACGAGGCGACGTGGCAAAAAGAGCGCACGGTATTGCAGCAGCTGATCAGCGCCTTTGGCCCCTCGGGCGGCGGCATTTTCAGCAAAAACATTGAGCTCAAGCTCTTGGAGCACTCCGGCACCGGCTACGAGGTCTATTTCAAGCTTTTGGAGTACATCGACCGCGGGATTGATAAGGTATTGCTCGGGCAGACCGCGACCAGCAATGACGCGCAGGGCCTCAGCAACGGCGGCGCGCAATCGCAGGTCCGTCAGGATCTCTTGGACGCCGACGCCCGCGAGCTGGAGGAGACGATCAATTGCGATCTCTTTGCTCCGTGGGTCAGTTTCAACTATCCCGGCTACCCGGTGCCCAAGCTGGTAATCGCCAGCGAGGCCGCCGAGGACACCGCCAGTTTGGCGACCACGGTCAAAACCTTGTTTGAAGCCGGTTTTGAGGCGGATGAGGAGGAAATGAGCGAGCGCTTCGGTATGAAGCTTAAGCGCAAACCGGACGCCGCAGCGACCCCGGTAATGGCAGCTCCGACTGCTCCGCTGCTCCCCGCTTCGGTCGAGCTGGCCGAGCCGGCAACACCGCAAATTGTGGTCAAACAACCCGAGGGCGCGTTGGAGACCTGGCTGAACCCGATGTGCGACGCTCTGGAGCTCGCCGCCAAATCGGAGGACCCCAAAGCGTTTCAACGGGCGCTCGCCGATATTTTGCAGCATCCCAAGTTTGGCAGCTCGGCCCAGTTTGAGCAAACGCTGTCCAACTTGATTGTCAAAACCAAGGGTCAAGCCGCCGACGCGGCCCGCAAGCAACTGGGGGTGTAAGATGGCTTTTGACGCCAAAGACAACTTTGTCGCGGGGCGCATCAATCTCCCGACCGCACTGTCGAGCCGCGAGATTGCCAACCAGATCCCGGTCAATGTCCGCGCCCACAGCTTTTTTTCGGCGCGGATTGCCGAGGGGCATGTGTTGGACGCGATCCGCGAGATTTCGGACGCGTATACCAATGGCGAAATCGACTTTGCCACCGCCCGGATGCGCATCCGGCAGCTGGGCGCGGCCAACGGCGGCGACCCCGGGAGCAACCGGATCGATAATCTCGCCTCCAAAGTGCGCGCCGAGCTGATTCTCCAGCAAAACGCGCTGATGGCGGCGGCGGTCGGTCAATACGAGGTTGAGCGCGATCCCGACATCATGGCCGCGTACCCTTACTGGCAGTATCACATCAACTGGACGGGGACGAGCGAGCAAAACCGTGACGAGCACCGCAAATACGACGGCGCGATCTTTGCCAAAACGGACCCGATCTGGCGCTCGCTTTACCCGCCCAGCAAGTTCAATTGCCACTGCGGCGTCGAGAGCATCACCTCCGCCGAGGCCAAACAGCGCGGCGGCGTCTGGGCGTCCAACGGCGTCAAGATCCCCAAGGACCCGAGCGGCTTTGAGTTTGACCCCGAGACGGCGTTTAAAAGCGTCGATCCGAATTTGATCGACAACCCGGACTGGCGCGACAAAAGCGTCTCGGCGCTGCAAAAAGAGTTTCCGGTCAAGCCCGATCAATCGGTCGGTACGGCGGTAAGCGATGCGCTGGATGTCAGAGTAAACGATAAAACCTTGCGCGCCGAAGTCGATGAGGCGATTAACGCAATCAACTCGGTGCACGGTGACGGAAAACTCACGCCGACTCCGGTTATCGGTCGCAGTCCCGGCAAAGATGCCTTGGGAGCTTACATGTTTTATCTTGATCGTGTTGCCGGGATTGTCAAACCGGAGATCCGTATTTTGGCAACCGGCGATTATCCGGCATTGACGACGGCGCATGAGATCGGGCACATGCTTGACTTTGACGCGCTTGGCTCCAAGGGAATCAGCGCTGCGGCGACCGGCGACATCCCGGAGATGGCCGAGTGGAGATCGGCGGTCAAAAATACCGACGCCTATCGGCAATTGCTGACCATTAAGGGCAAGCATGCCGCATATTTGCGAAAACCGGAGGAACTCTTTGCCCGGAGCTATGCCCAGTATATCGCGGTCAAATCAAAATCGGAAATTTTGAAAAAACAGCTTGAAAAATCACGCTCGTCGATATATAATGATATGTACCACGCGCAGTGGTCCGATGATGACTTTGCCCCGGTAATGGACGCCTTAACCAAATTGCTCAAAGCAAAAGGATGGATCTCATGACGCCAAGCGTAGTTAATGCCAAAACTCCCGAGGAGCTTGCCGCTGCCATTGAGGCGGAGTACCCGGACGAGCTTGAGTTCGAGCCCGGCAAGATTGCCGTCTACGACTCCGACTCCGGCGCATGGATTTATCAAGCGCCCGATGGCAGCAAGCTGACGATCCGCATTTAAAACCAAATAACAATCTTTTGTTGAGACCTCTCTGACCAATTGTCCGGGAGGTTTTTTTATGCCCTGTTTTCCCCGAAACAGGGCTTTTTTATTGCCTTTTTTCTGCAAACTTCAACTTTTTTGACAGCAAATTTTAAAACAAAAAACAGCCATACTCGCAGTTGTGAGTACGGCGCAGCCGCACGGAATAACGGAGAGCGGGGTCCCCAAAAGTACCCGCAGCTCGGCGAATGCCGGGAGCCAAGCTCCGTGAGCGCGGCTGGCAACTTTTAGGGGTATTTATGCAGCTTACCAAACAAAGCTACCTGGAGCTATCCGAGGTCGAGCGCGACGCGGATCAGCTGCCGGTCGCCTGGCGGTTGTTTCGCCTCGGCGACAACTTTTTGACCATTGACGGGGTACCGTCCAATCTGATGCTCTCCGAGGCTGATTTAGACGCGATCGTCGATTATCACCGGAGCAAGGGCGTCCAGATCCCGATCGACTCGCGGCACGTGATCAGCAACCTTGCGACCAAGGTCAATCTTGACGAGAGCGAGATTTTAAAGCGCCTGCCGCGCTTGGCCGGGACCGGCGGCTTCGGCAGCCTGGAGAAACGCGCGGACGGCCTTTGGATCACCGACGTCAAGTTCAACCCCTTGGCCGCCGAAGTGCTTAAAAACGGCATGATCAAATACTTTTCCCCCGCCATTCGCGGGCTTGACGGCAAGAGTCCGCTGCGGGTGACTTCGGTTGCCCTCGACAATGAGCCAAAAATTTCCAATGTCTCCAGTCTGGCCGCCAGCGAAGAGGGCGGCGCGGACATCAATGTACTTAATGACGCCATCAGCCAATTAACCAAGGAGGTAACAACGATGGACCCCGCCAATGATCCCAACAAAGTCGCCGGCAATCCGGCCGCAAACAACCCGCCCGCCGGTGACGCCGATGTCATGGCCATCCTCAAAGAGGTACTCGGTGCCGACGTCTCACCGGAGACGCTCAAAGGCGCGCTTGCCGCACTCAAGGCCAAAGCCGACAAAACCGATTCCTTAGAGCAGCGCATCGCCAATTTGGAGATGTCCGAGGCCGCCAGCAAGCGTCAGGTGATTGTGCAGCGTTTGCTGGACTCCGGACGCCTTGCCCAAAGCGACGTCGACAAGCCGTTTTGGAAAAATATGACCGCGCTGCAACTCTCCGCTTACGAGGAGTCCACCCCGGCCAATGTCCGCGTCCCGGTTTCCGCGCTGGAGCTGTCCGAAAAAAACAATCAGGAGCAAAAGCCGGTCGCTCCGCAATCGTTTAACAGTGTCCGCGAAGCCGTCGCGGGCGCAAAAATCACTGATATGAAAGGTTGAAAATTATGGCTGATACCAATCTCGTTTATTCGCTGACCAACAAAGTTCGCGATCTCTCCGGCGCCATGCACACCGCCGTCGTCAAGTATGGCGGCGTATTGGGACTGTTTAAGCAGGCTCCCGCCGCCACCAACCACAAGCATGAGTGGTTGGAGGACAAACTCGGCGGGCGCGGCTTTACCGTCACCGCCTACAGTGCCAGCACCGGTTCGACGGTGTCCGCTGAGGATTACGCCAAGCTTAAGGTTGGCACCCGCTTCCGCATCAAGGGCTATCCGGTCGTCTTTGTAGTGACCGCGCTGGAGGACAATTACAAGGTCCGCACCTCGGTGCATGCCGCCAACGGCAATACCGCCAAGACCGCTCCGGCGGCCGACGACGTTTGCGAGATTACCACCACCCCGGTCAAAACCGGAAGCCGCAACGGCGATGGCGAAAACACTCACCGCAGCGTCGGCACCAACTACAACCATACCCAGATTATCCGCAAGGATACGGGTATCTCCCGCAGTGATTTCCAAACCAAAACCGCGGATCAGGTGGAGAACTCGATTGCCCGCCAGACCGAAAACGCGGTTGATGAGGCGCGTCGCGATATGGCGCGCGGCGTTATCTGGGGCGTGCGGACGGAGCGCAATGAGAGCAATGGCGTACTCGGCGAAGCGGGCGGCCTCTATTACTTCGCCGCTGGCGGTCTTGAAGTCGATGCCGGCGGCGCGCGGATTACTGAGCTTTTGATCAATAATGCGGGCGCATTGCTGACCAAAAACGGCGGCACTCCGACTCATATTTTGCTGAGCACCGATCAGGCGCGGGTCGTCGGCCGCGAAAACAAAGACAAGGTGACCGTGCTGCAGGACGACAAAACGCGCGGCATTTATGTCGCCGTGATCGTTAATGACGGCAACGGCACCGGGATTAAAATCATCGGCGATCCCGATCTTGACGATATTGACTGCTTTGTGGTCGATGAGGCGTGTTTCGGCATCTCCGAGATGCAGGGATTGTACGACTATGACTCGACCACCAAGGGCACGGACGGCGTTTCCCGCACGGTGCTGGGCGAGTTTACCTTTGAGTTTGTCAACGCCAACCAGCGCATTGCCCGCATCAAAAATTTGATGGCTCCGGCGTCGGCGATGGCCGAGATTGCCAATAACGAGCATAACATCAACATCAACGGTGATGTGACGGCGACCGGGGCGGTGACCGCCAGCGGCGCAATCTCCTCGACCGGCGATGTCGCGGTGACCGCCACCAATGTTACCGTCACCCAAAACCCGGCGTAAGCATGTACTCGTCAGTGCAGGCTTTGCGCGACCGGCTGGGTAAAAAGTTTGATGCGATTTACAACGTCAGGGATGATCTGGCCGAGGCCGACCTCGTTGAGGTGAGTGCGGTCATCGACGGTTATCTCGCCGCCACGCATCAAACCCCGGTTTACGCCGGGCCGTTGGTTTGCAAGTGGGCGCTCGATCTTGCGGTCGAAAAAGCCCACGGCCGCACCGAGTCGCCGACGCTCCCCGCCAAGGTGGTCAAGGACGCGGACAATGTCCGCAAGGCCTTGGCCGACGCCGCCAAGGGGATCATCCGGCTGCCCGCCGACCCTGACGCCGAAACACCCGCCGCGCCGGATCAACCCGGCCCGGCGGTGTTTTTTGCCAACGAGGAGCCGGTATTCGGACGCGTAAATATGGACGGTTATTGACAATCAACTTTAACAGACAACTTACAACGGATTTAAACACATGAGGTTTAAAAAAATCTACGATGTCATGAGCTCGGTCAAGGCTTTGATCGAGAGCAAGGCGCTGTTGCAGGAGGTGCTTGTCGTCAATCTGACGAGCTATGACAACCTCCTCGCGCTGCTGCCTTACTTGACCAATTTCCCGGCGGCGGCGATCACGCTTGGCAGCGCCGATTTCAGCGACAAGATCGCCGACCGCGAGATGGAGATCGCCGTCATTGTGGTCGACGAGTTTTGCGCCACCAACGACGCCAAAGCGCAATCAAGCTGTCATGTGCTCGATGAGCTCACGGAGATGCTGCAAAGCAATGTCCCCGGCCAGTTTTTGCGCCTCGACGACTCGATCATCAAACTGGACGGCATCGACGCCGTCGAGGTTGACCCCAGCCATGCCGCGTGGAAACTCACGGTCAAGGTTAAAAACGCATTTTTAAGGAGTTAAACTATGCCTGATCCCACCAGCAATTTGGTTTTCGGCACCAAGGATCGCGCCATTTTTGGCGTGATGCAGTCCGAAAACGACAAAAAATCGGCGGAAAAAGCCGCCGCCAAAAATCCCGACGGAACGATGAAAGAGGAGCGTGTTATCTCGCTCAAGCGCGAGCGCACGTTCGAGGCATTGCTTGACGCGACGGTAACCATGCCGGCAGTCGGCAGCATCGTCAGTATTGTCGAAAGCGAAACCGAGACATGGACCGGTCTGATCGACTCGATCGACAAGACGACGAGCAACAACGAGTACGCCAAATACTCGATCACTGCCAGCAAAACCGACGACGCCAATCTGATGCCAATGGCTTCGGGGGCGTAATATGGATGACCGCGAGCGCAATGAGTTGGCGGTCAGCGCGACCGGCAAGGTGCTGATCTCCGGCATCGAGCTTCCCGCCCCGACCGCCGGAGTGATGGCGCTCTTGGAGCTCTTAAAGAGCCCCTTCGTCAGTGATGACCATGACGGCGGCATCATCCATCTTGACGTCTTGCGGGCGATGTACGTCTTGCAGCGCCGCGAGGAAGCGTCCCGGCTGTTGTTGCAGATCCATCACTACAAGCGGCTGGCGGACAATCTCGCCAAAGCGACCGACGCCGTCGCAGCCTATATGGCGGCCGAGCAGCAACGCCGCATTGCCGACCTTAACGCCGCGTTTGACGCCGAGGTAATGGCATGGGCGGAGGCGCAGCCGCCCGTCCGCATCGATGAGGCGACCCGCGATTTGATGTTTTATCTGACGCTGGCGACCGGCTTTGAGCGGTTGCCCGAGGGGAGTAAAAAAAAAACGTAAGCTACGAGTACGATCTTGATTATCTGCACCGCATTGCGGCGATGGTTGGCGAGATCATGCACGTGAGTATGTTTGACGCCATCTGGCGCATCCCCTTGGTCGACATCGCGCAAATCAGCGTCCAGCGCGCCATCCGGCGCGGCGTCAATGTCGGCAGCAAAAGCTCCGACTGCGCCGCCACCTGGCGCAAATTCAAACAATCGCGAGAGGGAAAAAGCTGATGGCATTATTTAACCTTGAGGCCGATACGGCGCTTAACCTTGCCAACCGCATGTTATTGCGCCGGGTCAAAAATCAGGAAAAGTTTGTCAAGCTCTGGGCCTTTGCGGTCAGCCGCGAGGCGCAGAGCAACTGCCGCGCCAAGCCGGGGCGGCAGTTTTGGCGGCAGCTGGCAAATAGCATCAAGTTGATGCAAGTCGGCCCCACCTCCTTTTTGATCCGGTCAAGCCACGTCGGGGCCAATATCAAACAGTTTGGCGGGGTGATCAAGCCCAAGCGCGCCAAATTTTTGACCATCCCACTCGATAAGAGCGTGACCAAAGGGCAGCGCGCCTGGGAGTTTGCCAACGGCGGCAAAAACAAAAAAGATTTGTTCGTCATCCGCTCGGGCGGCAAACTCCTCTTGGGCTACAGCAAGGGCAAGCGGCAGGGATTTGTCCCGGTATTTTTGCTGGCGCGCAGCTCTACGCAAAAGCCCGACCCGTGGTTTCCGCTGCCGCACCGCGTCAACGCGCTGGCGTCGCAGACATTTCGACAACTTGATTTATAACAAAGGTTTTAAACATCATGGCCGACACTGATTTCAAAGCGCGGATCACGGTAGACATCTCGCAGGCCCGTCAAAACATGCGCCAATTGCAAGCCGACGCCGTTGACAATGTCTCGGCGGTACGCAATGAGTTGCTCCGCATCGGCGGAGTCTACTTTGGCGGCGCGGCGGTCAAGGATTACACGAGTGAGATTGTCAAGCTCGGGGCCGAGATGCAGCAGACGCGCGTCGCCTTTAACGTGATGCTGGGCTCCGCCGACCGCGCCAATGCGGTCTTGGGCGACTTGATCAAGTTTTCGGACATCACCCCGTTTGAGCCCGGAGAGGTCATCAAGGCCGGGCGGGCGCTGATGGCGGCCAATGTCCCGGCGGGTGAGCTTGCCAAGAAATTGCAGCTTTTGGGCAACATCTCCGCCGGAGCCAATATCCCCTTGCAGGACATGGTCACCATTTATGCCAAAGCGGCCAACAAAGGCAAAGTGCAGGCCGAGGAGTTAAACCAGATGGCCGAGCGCGGCATCCCGATTTTGGACGCGCTGGCCAAGGCGACCGGAGTATCCGCGGGCGAGATCCTCAAGATGGGCGAAGACGGGCAGCTGTCCTTTGCCTTGTTGGAGGATGCGCTGCAATCATTGGGCGGCGCGGGCGGTAAATATTTTGGGCTCTTGGACAAGCAAAGCCAGACCTTGGCCGGCAAGTGGTCGACCTTGGTCGGCCGCGTTAAACTCGTCGGTACCACCGTTGGCGAGCTGGCGATCCCCGGTTTGACGCAGGCGGTTGACGACTTTATGACCGAGCTGGAGCGCATGCGTGCGAGCGGAGAATTAGCGCAGATTTCCCAATCCGCCGCCGACGCTCTTGCCGTCACCGCGACCGCGCTCAAGGATCTCGTGATTTTTGTCAGCAACAACAAAACCGAGATTGCCACCCTTGGTTTTGGACTGCTGGCAGTGAGATCGATCTCGACGGTCGGCTCTGCCTTGAGCACCTTAACCGGCGTCCTGTCGCAGACCAATGTCGAGTTTGCCAAGTCCAAAAATGCGGTGTTTTACACGTCGCAATTGACCAACATGCAAGTCGTTGCGGGCGGTCTCAGTATGGCGCTGGCCAACGTGGGGGCAATCGGCGTCACCGCCTTTGCCGGGTGGGAGTTGGGCAAGTATTTGTCCGACATGCTGGGCATTGAGGCCGCCTTGACGCGGCTGATGGCGGGGAGCAAATACGACAGCGGTCAAAACGTCCCCAAGGTTGAGGCCGCCGCGACCGTCGATGTCGTCGGCATCACTAAGACCTTTGACGCCAACAACCGCAAACTCAAAGAGCTCAAGCAAGAGCGCGACGATATCATGGCCTCGGGCGACCCTAACGCCGCCCTCAAAGCCAAACCGATCGACAACGAGATTGCCCGGGTCGAGAAGCGCAACGCTCCCTTGATGAGCGACCTTAACGGTTACAAGGAGCAGCTCGCCGAGGCGCAAAAGAATTACGACTGGTACACCGCGGAGCTTAAAAAACTGCACGCCAAAAAAGCGGAAATCACCCGCTCCGGCGGCACCGACACCTTGCTTGACAATGAGATCAAGGTCACGCAGGAGCTGCGCCAGAAAGAGCTCGCTTTGTTGGGCAAGGATGCGGAAAACAAGCGCGCGATCGCCGCCAACCGCGCCGCCGACGCCGAGGCCAATGCCGAAGCAGAGCTGGCTGCCGAGCGTCGTCGCGTTGAGAACGGCATCAAGTTGTTGGATAAACTCTCCGACGTCGAGCGCAAAACCGCCGAGGAGCGCAAAAAGATTAAAAAAGATCAGCAAGCGCTCGATGACGACAAGTTCAAGGACGAGATGGGCGACAAGATCAAAGGCTGGCGCGATGAGATCAAGTCTTACCAAAAAGACGTCGAGTCCGCGCAAAAAGAGCTGTCCAAAATGGGTCTCAATGTCGATGACAACATCCTCATGACCCCGGAGGAGATCAAGCAAAAAAAGGCTGACGATATTTTGCAGGCCAAGCTCAAGCGTTACAACGAGGGCAAGGGAGTAACCTTTAACGCCGACGAGCAAAAGCGCATCAACGAGCTGACCGCGACGCAGGCCAAGGCGCGCAACCGTCAGCAGTCGATCAAGGACCGCGAAGCCAATATTGACAGTACTCAAACCTCGGTGGACAGCCTTGAGTCCAAACGCCGCAAAGAGGGCTTTGTCGAGCGCCAGCAGGCGATTGACGAAAAGGGCAAGGTATTGACCGCGCTGGAGGCGCAAACCGCCGCCGCGCGCGCTGCCAACGCTCCGTTGGAAAAAATCATGACTCAAATCGCCAACATCCTCAAGACCGGCTTGCCCAATGAAACGATAGGAGGTTAAACGATGCCGACAGTTTGTCCATACAGCAAGACCAAATTCAACCGCTCGGGGGGCTCGATCGGCTTTGAGGAGCGCGAGCCGCAGCCCCTGGATTTTACCGAGGATCTCGGGTTTGGCTATGCCGCCGCCTATGCCGCCGACGGCCCCGAGGTGTTTCTCAAAAATTTCCCCGATTTTCAGCAGGATTATGCCAAAAAGTACGTCATGCGACGGACCATCCTGACGATCTCGGGGACTCAGCAATGCGAGACCGCTACGTTTCGCGCCGATGACATCGCCGATTTTTTGGAGACCGGCTATCAAACCTTGCGCGACTTTGCCATCCCCGGCAGTGATGCGGGGTCGACTCCGGGCGGCGAGTTTTTGTTGCGCAGTTTTTCATGGCGCGACCGCGGCGATCAATATACCGACGTCGATGTTACGTATGAGCAAAAAGGACCGTGGAAACTGGTCAAGGTGGACGAGGAGGCATGATATGAGCAACGCGGTTTGGATTGCCAAGGATTTGCTTAATACGTTAATCGGCCGGACCAAAAATATCAAAGTTTCCATGTCCGAGGCGATTATGACTCCGTCCGTTAAATGCTACGGCGTCGGCCTCTCCGCCGGGATTAATATTGATTTACCCAAGGCATCCGGTGGCGGCGGGACTTCAATTTATCTTGCGAGTATCGTTGTTCCTCCTGCCGGCTACGGAGCGGCGGAGGTGCAAAAAGAGGTCGGTTTGGGTAATGGCTTGCATGCGCCGGCCGGCGAAAATATTCCCGTGGAGGTTTGGAAGATATGATGAAAGATACGCCAAAATGCACGCAAAATTGTTTTATCATATTTACCCGTGAGAGCGGCGCGTACCAGCGCTGCGCCCCCGTGATCACATCGGAAACGGCGCTGACCTTGACCGGATCGTACAATGACGGCGTGGTCAATATCGAGGTCATCGGCGGCGGATTCGGCTGTCATGTGCTTGCGCCAAAACAAAGCAGCTACGGCACGTTTACCGTAACAGCGACGACAGCCGGCGATACGGAGCGCGGTTTTGCTGGGGACAGTCAAACGTTTACGTTTGTGGTCGAGGCTCTGGGAAATGACCGACCTTTTTTCAGCAATCATCATTTGCGCTACAAATACGAAGAGGTAGTGGATGAATCCTTTACGCCGGTATTTGTCTGCGATGATCTTGACGCCTATGACTGCGTGTCTGGTTCCGGTCCGCTCACAGACGAAAAAGGACATGAAAGCGGGTTGACCATTGGCGCGACGTATGATGCGTTCGGCTATCAAACCGCCGTTACACTGACCGGTAAGGCAACGCGTCCGGGCGTTTATTGCCTAAATATTACCGGCACCAGCCGCTACCTGACACCGGGTTTGAAAAATTTTGTTAATGGCGCAAATACCGAGTCTTTGATCATCGAGATTATGACGCCCGACTATTGCGCGGGCGATCTTGTCGTTGTGGTGGAAACTCCGATTGCGCAAACGACCGGTCATCTTGAGATATTTGCCAGCAAATTGACTGATTACATTTCTGAACACTTGATCGGAACTTTTTTTGGCTTGTACCGCTCGTTTAACATTAATCACGTTGATTATGATGACCGCTCGGAGTACCTGTTTGAGCTCAATGGAGAGACAAATATTTGGTCGCTGAAAGGTCGCCGCTATTTGACCGATGAGCCAACCCCTGATTATTCCATACTGGCAACCGCTCCCGGCGTGATGCTGGGCGCTAACCAAGCCGTCTTGCCGCCAAAATGCGGCTGGACCGGAGGCATTTGCCTAACCGGGGACATCCGTTATTTTGTCCTCGGGTACGGTTTTTTTAGCATTATCGGCACGCATTCCGTGTATGGCGAAGTATACCAGCAGGAAACACGCTACAACGCGCAGTGGGAAGGTTGGTCGCGCCCGGCGGAGTATGTTCACACGGACGGTAAAATTTTGTATCAGCTCGACGGTATTTGGTATATTGACGCAATCGCGGTAACTCCGAGCAATAGCAAAGCTGTCGCTATCCCCTATGCTCCGGCGCGGCTGCATGACCTCGTGGCGGTAATCGGCAATGTTGCTTTAAATGCCAACATCAACGCCGGATTGCGAGCGGTGGTCAATGATGTCGCCTTTGGCATTTGGCCGCATTATGTTTACCGGAGGCAGATAGCTCTTCCCGATGGACACGATGCGATGCCGTCGCTTCCTGATGCGCCTGAGTCATTGGGCGCGATCACCATACCGGAGGGGACGCAAGCGCTTACTTTACACGGATTCAGCGAGACGACTTATTCCGACCATGCTAAATTTGCGTCGTCGAAACAAGCAAGCGGCCCATGGAATGATCCGTTTGAACGAATGGACGGGTCCAGCATGTCGAGCGATGTCTATCATGCCAAGTCAGAATCCACCGTTTGTATTACGCCAAGCCACTCGATCAATGTTGGCGATTGCTTGGATGTTCTTTTTGGTGACGGCGGCTATGGCGACATTACTTACGAGTATGTGAGGGACACCGAGGCAATTGACGGAAATCCTTATATGCACAACATTACAGACCCGTTTTATCCGACATTATACCCACATGTAACCACACATGAGGAACAAGGTCGAGGGGATAATACCAGTTATCCCTGCCGCTTCACGATGGCGGTCGGCAGCGGAAAAAATTATGAAACTGGCGGCAGCGAGATATTCACGGCTACCTACCCCCATGCGACGATTACCGGTGATACGGTCGGGACAAAAACCACGACCACCGATCTTGGCAGCGGTCAGGTCTACGAAAGCACTACAGCAGTTTCAGGAGGGACAACCCACGAAATTAACGTGCAATCGGAATTCGGCTATTTCAGCGGGCCAAATGCTTCTCTTTTGACCGCTATGCCGTGCCGCAAAGAAAAGGTTGTTGCAAACTGTATTCTGTTCAAAAAGACTGTTGATTTTGAATACACGGAAACCGCAATCAACGAAACGGTTTCTGACTACATGAACATAACTGCGTCGCATGAAAGAACTACGACAATAATCAATCAAACACAAACGGTGATCGGTACGACGACCGTGATCAATGACGGTGTGACTACGGTTTACGATGATCCTACCGGATCGGAATACGCGGCGGTGCTTGGGCTCGCTGACAGCATTGCTGACTTCAGCTCAATAAACTTAAATCAGGAGCGCCAGTACCATATTCGCATAGTTGAAACGACGACAAAATCGTTTACTCCTTGATTTTTAACTGGAGGTTATTTTATGGATATTACGATCCGCAAACTGCAAATCGTTTCGCCGGTTCCGACGCTTTTTTTTGGCGTCGCGGCCGAGTTGAAGTTTGTCTTTGAGTCGCCGGTCGCGGCCGGCAATTATACGCTTAAGGGAGACACCGAGTTTGCCAGTCGCGCACCGGTGATCGAAGCCGCGGCGACATTGGCCGAAGCGTCCGATCGTGTCGCGTTTAATGTCTCCTGCAGCACTGCCGCGTATCTGGAGCGCATCTTGGTTGCCAATACCAAATTGCGCATTCAAGTCGTCGGCCCGGGCGGCGTCGTGGTGTACCATGAGCTCAACGCTTGTCCGTCAATCAATCCGACCGACATTCCGACCGAGGATGCCCCGCATTACTATAATGCCGAGGAGTCAGATGCAAGATTTGCGACGCTGCAGAGCGTGGCCGATTTGGCGGGCTCAATTGATAATATTGTGACCAGCCTTGCGTCGGTCAAGGCGACGGGCGAATCGACGCAGACCAAAGTCGACGCGCTGACGACCAACCTCGCGTCGGTCAAGGCGACGGGCGAAGCGACGCAGACCAAAGTTGACGCGCTGACGACCAACCTTGCGTCGGTCAAGGGCACGGTTGAAGCATTTGCGACAACGCTAAGTAATATATCTGCTCAAGTAACTGCTTGGCTTGCGTCGCCGGTACAATAAGAGGACAAAATGAATATTATTACTATGTTAATGAGTGTGATCTATGGCGCATGGGAGGCGCTCAAAACTTTGGGTGTCAGCAAGGATGGCCGCTCATACTCTTCTCTTCCGCAAGTAATTTCAGCGCTCGTTTTGCGCAATGGCATGGAGTGCACCCCTGAATTACAATATTTTCCCGACATCCGTACCGGATTGACCGACTCGACGTTTAAAATGATCGTCTTGCGCAACGGTACCGGATCGATTGGAATAGCGGTTACTTTACCTTCCGGTCAATCTGGCTCGATTAACTGGGGCGACGGCAATACCACGACGTTGACCGCTTCCGGTGCGCTGGTCACTTATACTCACACATGGACCTCGTGGCTGACGTCCGGTGACGGATTAAGCCAATACAACATTATTACGGTTTCAGGAAATATCACCGCGCTGAGAGCTGCCACCGGGGGCTCTTATTCCAGATATTGGCAATCCGTTGTCTGGATTGCCGGAAAATGTT